AAGGTAGCGAGTCTCACTACCTTTGTCAAGCGAGAGGTCAAAAAAAAGTGGAAACCCGAGTGGTTACGCGGGGTTACGAGGCCAGTCAGAACAAAAAAACCTCGAAAAGCTCTCGGGCTCGCACCCCCGGCTCCTCCCCGGGCCACAGGAGCTGGCAGAGCGGGAGCCTGTGCTTGCGGATCGGCACTTGGGGGCGAGCGGCCGAGCACCAGCCCTTGGCGGTGGCGGTGCTCACGCCAAGGTTTTGGGCGATGTCTCGGTACCGGAGTCCGAGTTCCTGGCGCCGGGCCTGGAGGAGCGCGGCCAGGGCCAGCGCGTGGTTGCGATGGGCGGATTGGACCATAACGGCTCCTTACCAGGCCCCGGTCACCGGGGCCGCGAGGGGGACAGCAAGAGCCCGCGAAAACGGGCGCAGAGTAGACGGTGGCAGCCCGACGCGTGCCAGCCAGCGGGCGGCTCTTCTGCGCAGTTTGCGCGGCACCCGGCCGCACCGGCGGCCGAAAAGGACACACGGCGCCCAGGGCGGAGACCAGATCAGGGCGAGGGCCAGAGATTTGTGGGTGGGGCTCACGACGGCCTCCTCGCTGGCAACCGTACCAGTGGGCGCCCTATGGCGATCTCGTTCCACACCCGCCCTGTGCCGCCACCCCGGCACCAGCTTCGCGGCAGTCGGAAGACCTCGGTCCCGGCCGGCAAGTCCTTGTTGGCCACCGAATCTTCAACGTGGACGCGAACCGGACGGACGGGGCCGTCGTAGCCCCGACAGCGGATTCCTCGGACGGTGACGGCGATGGCTAGGCGGCTCAAGGCGGGCTCCTGTGTGCTGCGTTTATGTCCACCACTATAACTGGCCTAAAAAGTCTGTCAAGAGGAAATCCGCTCGATCGAGTACCCGCCGGTTTCTGTCCGCCGGATTCGCTGGCCTAGACGGGGTTTATCCACGAAGCGTGCAATTCTTCGCCTCACAGTGTGAGTTGTGAGTGGCCCCCTCAACCCCAGGGTGCCTTCCGCGTCCTGGGCGAGAGCTACCCCCAGCACCCCGGGCAGCGTCCCGTCTGAGGCCCGCACTGCGGCGATCCAAAAGTCGTGCGTCTCGTGGTCCTCTTCGGTCAGCTCGTCCTGCGCCCGGCGCTGCGTCTCGTAGGGGTCGGCGCACCCCGCCCACACCAGCGCCCCCCGGACCAGGCCGGACCAGGCGGGGAAGCTCCCCCACGGCGGCAGCCCCACCTCCGGACGCCCCGCCACGCAGTAGGCTCGGAGGATTGTCAGCGCCGACCCCAGGAGCTCCGCCCGTCGCCGGTCCACCTCGTCACGCAGGCCCTGCTCGCCCCGCTCCGTCGGGCGTTCTTGGGGCCGGTCGCGGTCCACCTCCAGGCGCACCACCAGCACCCGGCGCACCGTGTCCCCCTGCACCGCGACGTTGTTCCCGGAGGCCATCCACACCCCGGGGAGGGGGAGCACGGGCGCAGCGTTCGATCCCAAAAGGCGATCCGCCCAGCCGTTCGCCGTCAGGAGTATATCGAGCCCCTCGTCCCCGATGGGCCTGACGACGTTGTCGAAGACGTTGATGACGGGACCCGCCAAGACATACGACGTCAGCTTTTTCATCCACTCCTCAGAACTGCCGGGCGTGTATGGTCGGATTGCCGGCGGCTGCCCGCTGGCGATTTTGACGATGACGTCGGTCAGCAGGCTCTTACCCGCCCCCGGGCTGGCCGCACTCACCACCACCAGCGGAGCCGGAGCGTTGTGGATGGCGGGCTTCACCAGCGGGGAAAGAACTGCCGCCAGCACGACCGAGAAATCTGCCTCCGAGCGAAAGAGAAACTCGCGAAAAATGTCCTTCAAGACGGCTACCGCAGCTCGAGCTTCTTCTCGCGTTGGCCAGTCTTGGACCTGCACCTGGACGCTTGGCTCGAGCCAGACCCTAGCCAGCTCCGAATACCCGCGGTCCTGGAGGATGCTCCCGTCGGGCAGGAGCACCGGCGAGGTGGTGACGGCGTCGAGCTGCCGCACGCCGGCGCGAGGGCGCTCGAGGACGACACTCGCGATCACGGCCGGGGGCGAGGTGGGGACCAAGCCCTGCTTCTCGTCGTAGCGCAGCCACCTTGCGGCCCGGCTCAGGTAGTCCAAGACGCCCGGGACGGCCAGGTCTCGGATGACGGGCATTCCGAGCTGGACCACCTCGCACAGTCGGCCCGCCCGTTGGAAGAGCAGGGGGGCGATTGCCGCGCTGGCCTCGTCCGCAACCCGGTGGAGGTCCGTTCCGAGCTGGATCTCCCCTTGTTCGAGCGCACGAGATTCGGCCTTGGGCTTGGGGACCATGGGCACGCGGCCCGTCGCTGTCCGGTACTCGGCTGCCAGCATGTCCCAGGTGAGGGGGTCGCGGATTGCCGTCAGGTACGGGGCCACGAGCGCTTGAGCCTCCCTGACGTCCACTCCCGCCCACGTGGCCAACGCGGCCCGCCCGGCCTCGAGGGCGTCAGGCTGGCGGGCGCACCCCCATGGTTTCTTGCCGTACCTGCGGCCGTTGCTGAGTAAGCGGCGCAAGTCCTCGGTGGACCACGGCGGGGCACAAGTGAGGTTCCAGGCCTCGAAAAGCGGCCACGCCTCATCGTCGGTGAGCGCGTGGTCGTGCGCGAGTATCGCTGCGGCGCGGAGAGTGTGGTCGTCGCCTCCTTGCCCCTCCACCGCTGGCCCGTGCTCGACCAGCGCTGCCCTGGCGGCCTCGAGTACCTCGGGGCTGGCGGCGGGCCAGAAACCGCGCTCTGGGGGTGGTGGATTTGCACCGCCTGCACCGCCTGCACCGCCTGCACCGCTCGCTGGTCGCCCCCGGGACAGCTCGCGCAGCCGTTCGAGGAGCCAGCCAGGAGCTACCTGGGGCGCGAGCTCCCACGGCGGAGCGAGCCATCGGTAAGGCCCCGTCGTCACCGAGGGCGCCAGGACGATCTGCCCGCCGTCCCCGCGGACGTCCAGCCCGTCGGCCAGTCTCTTGACCGAGTTGCCAACCGGAAAATCCGGCAGCCGGAACAACAGGTGCAGGCCACCGCGTCCCGTCTCCTGTGTCGCCGTCCGCGGCCTTGGTCCGTGCGCGTCCAGGGAGGCCACTCCCTCGGGACCGTCCACGTCCAGCACGAAGAAACCGCTGGTCCGGCCGGTAGCGACACCCCAATTCGCTCCCGGCCAACGAGCGGCCCAGGCGCCGAGCTGGGCCTCGTCCGGCGTAGCCACGCTCGTCCACTCCTTCACCCGTGGGTGCTTGCCAGCGTGTTCGCACCCGGCGGCCTCCCGGCAGGAGCACGTCCCTGACGTGACGTCGTGCAGCGGCAAAAGGTGCCAGCCCAGGCGCGCAAGGTGGAGTGGCGGTTTCACCGGAGCGCCTCGAGTTCTCGACGAAGCTTCCCGCCGCGCTCGCCACGCCAACTCCAGGATCGCCAATCCGGCGCTCCTGGTAGGCGGGGAGACCGAAACCTGGGCTTCCCGTCAGCGCCAAAGCCCGTGCGGCGCCACCCCGCCCGACGGAAGCAATACCCGGCCAACCCGGACGCTACGCACTCTGGACGAACGAAGGTGATGAGACCGTCCGCCGGGGGAGGTCCCCAGAGCGCCCATGTGAGCATTACCGCTTCGCGAATGAGCGCGCTGGACCGAGCGGACCCCTCGTTGCGGAACACAGCGCATTCCCAGGCGTCGAGTCCGTCCATGCGCCGTGCCTTGCCGAGGGTCGGTCGGAAGGTTACCCAGAGGGCTCGGGTGTCTGCGGTGAGAAACACGAGGTTCTGACCGTTTCGGCAGAACTGCCGGTTTCCCGGCGTTCTGCGTGAGTAGTGGGGTCTTTTCCCGATGGATTCCCCGTCGAGAAGCGCACGGGCGTCCTGGTCGCCCTTGTCAGTGATTAGCCAGTGCATGAGGCTTATTTCTCCGGGTCTGCCGCCCGCTCGAGCGCCTCGAGGATGAACTGCAGCTCTACGCGGACACCGGCACGTGGCAGCTTCGCGTTACGCTGGCCAGCTCGCAGAAACTCTGCCGCCAGACGGTACGCTTCGCGGCGGTCTGCGTCTGCCCCCCGGGTTTTCTCGGCACTCATCGAAAATACTCCTGGAAACGGATTGCCGTCAGCCTGCCGGTCACGAGGATCACCTCGTCACCCCCACCTCGGCAAACGCCCGGTCCACGTCCTCGACCGAGTGGGCCAGGACGAACAGCCCCCCGAGGCTCGTCAAGACGTCGCAGAATACCTTCTGTTCCGCCGACAGCCTACCGCTGCCGGTCTTGCACTCGATGCCCACCCACAGGCCGCCGGGACCGAGGATGCCGATGACGTCTGGCGTCCCAGGCAAACCGAATGTCACCAGCCTGGACGAGCCGGGCGGGTATCCAGCGCCGGTGTTCGAGCGCCAGAGACACAGGCGTGGATGGCTGCCCCAGGCCACGAGGACGTCGTGGACGAGGCGGTTGGGGTTGCCAGGACGGGAGCTAGGCATCGACGACCCCCAATCTGTCCTTGAGCCACATAGTTTCTCCTAGGTCTTGATGCGCGTGCCAGAACACAGAACGTGGAGCCAGGCAAAGGCCCCAGAATCCTCCGGGTGCTTCCAGTACTCGTAGCCGCAATCCCGGCAACATACCCGCCCGTCCGCCCGAACAAACTCGTCCCGCCGCCGGGCCTGCTCGGTTGCTGTTTCGTCCGGCCAGCTCATCCCGGGGTAGCGCCCCAGGATTCCTTCGAGACTAGGTCCCATCATCCACCTCAACTTTCATCTCTTTCCGCACCTTCATACCCCCGAGCGGGGTATCCGCGGTGTACGTCACCCGGACAAGTGCCTCGACCGGCACGCGACGCATGAGCGCGTCCAGGCGCGTGGTGCCCGGTACCTCGTAGACGCGGGGTTCCTGCTTCCGCACGCCGTTGAACCCGTGGATTTCGTACAGGCGCTGCGCCCCCCAGCTCTCCTGGACCTCCCAGGTCCGCTTGTACCTTCCCTCGACCGTCCGACCCGGCGCGTCCCAGACAATTCGCACCGGGCGCTTTTCCAGCGAGGGCGTGTCACTGGAAAAGTCGAACCGGTGGCCCTCCTTGGCAATCTTGATGCCCGCGCCCCCACCTTCGCCGGCATCCCCACCCGCGGCCGGAAGCGGCGCGTGGCCGCAAAGCGGGCACTTTCCATCCTGGAGGTAGGCCAAGCACTCGGGGCATTGCGTGAGCGTAGGTACCGGCGCTGGCTTGGCGAGGAGGCGGTAGTCCCGGTCTTTGTCGGGTTCCCCGTGGCGGACGATGATCCCGGCGTGGTCGTGGATGCGCGCCGTCAACCCCCCCCATGGGCGGCGGACGCGGCCCATCATCTGGATAGCCCGGGCGATAGACCTGGTCGGCCGGACGAGGATGCAACATTTCAGTCTCGGGATGTCGAGTCCCTCGATAGCCACCCCCACGTTGCAGAGCACCTGTGTCCGCCCGCTCGCCACCCGGGACAGGATAGCCTGCCGCTGGTCGAGGGGGGTTTTCCCGTCCAGGTGCTCAGCCCGGACGCCCGCAGCCAGGAACCGGGCAGTCAGCTCCCGGCTGTGTTTGACCGTCACGCAGAACGCGACGGTAGACAGGCCGCTGGCCGACTCCTGCCAGCGCTCGAGGACGTCGTCTACAATCCACGACTCGCGCATGAGCTCGGCGACCTGGGCCTCGTCGTACTCGCCCGCCGTCACCTTGACGCCTTCGAGCTTGGGCGCCCGGTAGCCAAACCCGACGTAGGGACATAGGTAGCCTAGCTCCCGGAGCTCCGCCGGCCGGGCCAGGACCAGGAGCTCGTCAAACACGTCGGCGAGCGGAGCCCCGGTAAGCCTCCAGGGCGTGGCCGTGTAACCGAGCACTCGCGCTCGAGGGTAGAGGGCGAGGATACGGGTCCAGCTCTCTGCCGCCGACAGGTGCGCTTCGTCGGCGACGATGAGATCGAACCGGAGCCTCGCTGGCAGAGTTTCGGGCGTGTACCCCCGGAGCCGCCCTACCATGGTGGGAACGCTGGCCACCTGGACGCGCTGGTAGGGCGTGGACGGTTCCCCCGCCATGAGGAGTCCGTACCGGACGCCGAACTCCCGGAGCCGGGTGCACGCCTGAAAAGCGAGCTCTCGCCGATGCACCAGGATAAGCACCCGGCGGCCCGTCTGGTCTAGATCGCGGGCCAGGTGGGTGAAGAGGGTGGTCTTCCCCCCGCCGGTGGGAAGGACACAGAGCACCCGCCGCGCACCACGCCGTAGCGCCGAGAGGGTTTCCCCCCGGCCAGCGGCTTGATATGGGCGGAGCTCCTGGGGGGCCATGGCGTTAGAAGGGCATGTCGTCGTCAACGGCCAATTCCAAGGGCGAGTGGTCGTCAGCGTCGCTCGAGCCCGGCTCGGTTTTTGCGGGGACGACCGCGGGCGCGGGCTGCGACTTGGCCCCAGAGGCCTTTTCGGGGTGGCGCTTCTGCGCGGCGGTCCAGGCCTTGATGTCCGCCGCGTCCATGGACCACTGGACCTTGATCAGTTTCATGGGCTCCGGACGCCCCACATCTTTCGTACCGGTGACGACCGCGATTACCAGCCCGCCCTTCGTCAGCCCGTCCTTCCTCGCGCGCTGCAACTTGGCGTGGAGCTGTCTTGGCGCGTCAATTTTGAAGCGCCCGCCGTGCGGCCCGTCGAACTCGTAGGTGTTCCTGGTGCTGGACTTCCCCTCGTACTCGCGCTCTCGCGCCTCGTAACCCACCACGAGCCCTTCGATTTTCGCTCCGACTGCCTTCAACTGCTTCCACTCGACGCCCCCCGTGAGGGCGTCGTCATCGCTCACTTCGTGAAATGCCATGGGCGCTTCTCCTTTCCCGGCGGTGGTACCACCCTAAACAGGATCGTGCAAGCTGAAAATTTTTCTCTTGCGCTTTGCCGGCGGCGGGAGTACCACCGCCGGGAAAGGAGAAGGACACCATGGGGTTTGAGGTCGCAACAAGAAAAGCGGCAAAGTTGAAGCTCGGGCTTGCGGGTCTGTCGGGCAGCGGCAAGACCTACACCGCGCAGTGGCTCGCGCGAGAACTGGCTGGGCACGGCAAGGTCGGCTGCATCGACTCGGAAAGAGGCTCGTCCCAGCTCTACGCTCGGGCTCCTGGCGATGCCCCGTCCACGAGGGAAGAGCTCGCGCGCGGCGCGGGCCGCTTCGATTTTATGGTGAGCACCTTCGAGGGCAGGGCGACGATCCAGGAGTACCGTGCCAAGATTCAAGAGGCCGCTGCCGAGGGGATCGACGTGCTCATAGTTGACTCCTACTCGCACTCCTGGATTGCTGCGCTGGAAGCCGTTGATGCGGGCGGCGGGTGGACCCGCGCGGGAAAGGACATTTCCCCGCTCGTTCAGGAGCTGTTGTCGGACATTCTTCGATACCCAGGGCACGTCATCTGCACCTTCCGGTTGAAGGCTGCTTATGACTACGTCAAAGACGAGAGGACCGGCAAGATCCGCCCCGAAAAGGCCGGGCTTCAGCCGATCGCCAGGGATCAGATCGAATACGAGTTTTCGCTCTGGATGACGCTCGACCAGCAGAACAACGTCACGGTCGAGAAAACGCGCTGCCAAGCGCTGCCGCAGAATAGCGTCTGGCGGGGGGACCAAGTTCCCGGGATGGCAAAGACTCTCCGGGAGTGGCTCGAATCTGGGGCCGCCCCCAGCTTGTCGGCCGTCCTCCTGGACAAGGTGCGCTTCGCCGGCACAACCGCTGCCCTCCAAGCCGTGATTCCCGAGCTCGGCGCGGCGAAGGACCGCCTGACCGGGGATGAGAAGGATGCCCTCAAGAGGGCGTACGCGGCGAAGAAGGCGGAGCTCGAGCAGGCGGGGCAGGAGAGCTAAACCTCGTGACCCCCCTGGACACGCTCAGCGTCAGCCAAGTCGAGCAGGCAGACCACGCCCAGACGGGCGGCTGCCTGCGCCGCTGGTGGTTTGAGCGTGTCCAGGGCTTCCGGCCCGAGCAGACCGGGGCACAGACCGAGGGCGAGCTGGGGCACGAGCTCCTGGCCCGGTACCTGGAAACTGGTCAGCGTCCCCCGCCACGCGTCAAGCTCAGCAAGGCCGTCAACGCGGCCATCGACAGGGGCAAGTTGCCACCCCCGGGCTCGGGGTTGATCGAGCGCCGCTTTTCTGACCAACCCAAGCGGGACGCGGCCGGAAACTGGATTCCGCTCGACCGGACGAAGACGCTTCACCTCGGTGGCATCCCGTTCGACGGATTTATCGACTACCAGAGTCGGGAGCTCGACGCCGACGGCTACTTGCTGGTCCTCGACCACAAGTTTACGTCGGACCTCCAATATGCCCGGCCGGCCGAGAAGCTCATCAAGACGGTGCAGATGCCGGTCTACTGCCTGGATGTCTGGCGCCGCTTCCGGTTCCAGACGGTCCAGGGATTTCGCATCGCCCATCACTACGTTTGCCGCCGTGGGACGTCCTCGACGATGCGGCGGGCTTTCGTGACGCCGGACCAGGTGCTCGAGCGTCGGGATAAAATCCTACCCGTCATCGAGCGGATGAAGGGGGTAGTTTCGACAGGAAAGCAGAATGACGTACCGCACAACCTCAAGTCGTGCAGCGCCTATACGGGCTGCCCACACCAGGTCCGATGCCGGGCCTTCGCAGGAAAGGAACAACACATGAGTGCAGTCGGTGATTTGGATGCTATTTTCGATGGCCCCAGCGCACAAGAGGTAGCGGCGTACAGTCTGCCCTCGGACCCGCCGGCGGCGCCGGGCGTCGTGCAGGAGGCGACACCGAGCTTGTACGCTCCGGCGTCGAGCACGCCTGTCGAGAAGCTGAAAATCGTCTACGAGCCCGACCAGAAGGACGAGACGGGCGGGTCGCCGCCCAAGACGCTCGAGCCGCCCAAGGCCAGCGCCCCGCCGGCCGGAGAGAAGGCGAGCTGCGCGGACTGTGGGACGGTCCTGCACGAGGAGAACAGCTCCCGCCTGAAGGGCGGGAACCTCGTCCACGTGAAGTGCCCCGCGCAGGCCCCGCCGGCCGAGATGGAGAAGAAGCCTCGCGGCCGGCCGCCGGGCTCGAAGAACAAGCCCAAGGAGACGGAGGCGAATGCGCCCGACATCACGCCCCCGCCCGCGGCCGTCTCAGCAACTCTTCCGGTGGAGAACTCGCGCGCCGAGATGCTGGCCGCGCCGGATGGCGGGCTGCCCGAAACCCCGACGGCGTTCGCCGAGCGGGCCGAGGGGGTCAGCCAAAGGCATGACGAGGCGCAGAACGCCGTCGCGGCGCGCCAGACGATGGGCCTCACGGCCATCCCCTCGTCCATCCCCTCGTCCATCGCCCTCAACGTCACCGTGGACGTCGGCCCCATCCTGGGGGCACTCATCCGCAAGCTCACGGGAGTCTAGACGGTGGAACGCCAGCGCATGCTGTCCATTCTAGCCGCCACCGTTCGCCGAAACACCGTAGGGGCGCTTCTGCGCGTGCTTGGCGGCAAAGAATGTGCCTCATGCGCGGGAACCGGCGAGCTTGTTATCTTCCGGGATACGCCGGACGGAACCTACGACACGGTAGAACCGTGTTTTACGTGTGACGGGAAAGGAACGGTTTGATGGTTCCCCAGGCCCTACTCGACGCTCTCGGCCGCTCCGCAAGCCAGCTCGTGACGCTGGACTTCGAAACGTACTACGGCGCGGACTACACCCTCGCCAAGATGACGACCGAGAGCTACATCCGAGACCCGCGTTTCGAGACCATCGGCGTGAGCGTCAAGTGGGGCCGGGAGCCAGCGGTGTGGATGGAAGCCTGGGACTTCCAGTCCTGGGCTCAACGCCAGGACTGGACCAGGCTCATAGTGCTGGCCCACCACGCCCACTTCGAGGGGCTTATTCTCTCCCACCACTACGACGTGCGCCCGGGTTTTTGGTTGGACACGCTCTCGATGGCTCGGGCACGCTACGGCATCGAGGTGGGCGGCTCCCTGGCCAAGTTGGCCGAGCACCTGGGGGTAGGCAAGAAGGGGGACGCGGTCCACAACGTCAAGGGAATGCGACGAGCTGACTTTTCTACGGCGGCGTGGAATAGGTATGGCCTCTACGGCTGTAATGACGTCGAGCTCACGCTAGCATGTTACCGCGCCATGAAGGCGGAGCTACCGCCGGAAGAATTCTGGGTCATCGACTCGACGGCCCGCTTCTTCAGTGAGCCCGCGCTGATGGGGAACCGGGCGAAGCTTTCTGCGACGCTGGCCAAGGAGCGGGCCAGGAAGAAGGTTCTGCTCGAGCGCGTGGCTGGCGTCCAGTGCGCGACGGTCGAGGACGCGCTCGAGCACGCGCGCTCGACCCTGGCCAGCTCGGACAAGTTGGCCGGCGAGTTCCGCAAGCTCGGGGTGGAACCGCCCGTGAAGGACGGGAAGAACGGCGAGATTTTCGCCTTCGCGAAAAGCGATGCAGGCATGCAGGCACTCCTCGAGCATGAGGACGAGGACGTCCGTCTCCTCGCGGAAGCCCGGCTGGCGGTCATGTCCACCCTGGTTGAGACGCGGGCGGAGTGCCTCCTCGGGATGTCCCAACGCGGGGCGATGTCGATCTACTTGAAGTACGCCGCGGCGCATACCTATCGCTGGGGTGGGAGCGATGGCTCGAACATGCAGAACCTCAACCGAGACGGGGAGCTCCGCGACGCACTCGAGGCTCCGCCCGGTCACCTCCTGGTAGTGGCGGACTCAGGACAGATTGAAGCTCGCGTCGTAGCCTCGTGCGCGGGCGAGGGCCGGTTGCTGGACACGTTCCGGCGGAACGATGAAACGGGGGGCGATTTCTACTCGGACGTCGGCGGGCAGTTCTTCGGCCGCAAGCTGAGCAAGCAGGAAACGCCGGTCGAGCGACAGACGGCGAAGTCCATGGTCCTCGGGCTCGGCTTTCAGCTCGGCTGGCGCTCGTTCTGCGTGAGCCTGGCCAAGGGCTTCCTGGGCGCCCCACCCGTCGTCTTTGACGAGGTGCAGGCCCGGCAGTACCGGGTGAACGTCGCCGCGTTCACCCTGACCCCGTTCGCTGGCTCGACCTGTGGCGAGCTGACCGCGGAGGCGCTCGACAAGAGCGGCTTGCGCGTGGACCCGGGTGCCTTTCTGGTGCATGCCGCCGTGACCAAGCATTTCGTAGACCTCTACCGCAAAACCTACCGGCGCATCGTGGCGCTCTGGTACGCCTTCCAGGACGCGCTGCCACTCATGGCCGAGGACGGACCCGAGGGCGTGGTGCGGGGGAAGGTAGGGCCGGTGGAGATTGTCCGACACGGCCTGCGGAAGCCGAACGGGATGGTACTCCGCTACCCCGGGCTGCGCGGCGGTCCGGACGGCTACTCCTACCTGGAGGGCCACGGGAAGAAGAGGGCGGGGGTGTACGGGGGGAAGCTGACCGAAAACGTTGTTCAGTCGTTGGCCCGGGACATCATCGCGGAACAGCTCCTGTGGGTGCGCGCGGGCGGCTACCAGGTCGTCACTACGACGCATGACGAGATTGTTGCCTGCGTGCCCGAGGCGCAGGCGGAGAAGGCACTGGCGGACATGAAGGGCGCCATGCGCCGACCGCCCGCCTGGTGCGCGGACTTGCCGCTGAATGCCAGTGGCGCAATCGGCCGAAGCTACGGAGAGGCGAAATGAGAAAACCGGAAATCGTAATAGTAGAATCCCCCTACGCTGGGGAAACAGCCGAAGACGTGACGAGGAACGAGCGCTACGTTCGCGCCATCATGCGGGCGCTTCTACTCGACGGACTGGTACCATTCGCGAGCCATGCCCTCTTCACGCTTCCGGGCGTGCTGAATGACCGAGACGCCCGTGAGCGGGCGCTGGGTATCCAGGCCGGGTTTCGAATGCGCCACGTCGCAAGCCGGACACTGGTCTACACGGACCTAGGGGTGTCTCGGGGCATGGAGCTGGGCGTCCAGCATGCCCAAGAGATTGATCAGCCTGTAGAGTTTCGCACTCTGGAGGGTTGGGCGTGAAAGACTGGTACGAGGGCCTGGAGGGGCGGTGTGACCCCTACGCGGTGTTCCCTGAGCGACCGCACGCATGCCGGTATCGCTTGGCCCGAGGATTGCCGCCGCCGGACAGACGCGCCGCGGCGAAGGCGGCTGAGCGGTTCCTGGGCGCGTGGCAACAGGATGTCCTCTTCAAGCCCGAGCACAAGCGGTGAGCTACTTCCGCGGGCCAGGATGGGCGCTCATCGGCGGGGAGTGCATCCAGGCGTTGTCCCGGATGCCGGAAAACCGGTTCGACGCGGGCGTGATGGATCCGCCCTACGAGCTGGGCTTCATGGGTCGGGCGTGGGATAGCTCAGGTGTGGCGTTCCGACCCGAGACATGGGCGGCGGTGTTGCGCGTGCTCAAGCCTGGCGCGCACCTCGTGACTTTCGGTGGAAGTCGGACGTTCCACCGGATGGCGGTGGCCCTCGAGGATGCCGGATTCGAGCTCCGCGACACGCTGTGCTGGCTGTACGGGACGGGGTTCCCGAAGTCTCTGAACGTGGCGAAGGCCATCGCCTCGGGCACCGGCCGGGAGGCCAGCTCTGACGCGGCAGCCTCGTGGGAAGGTTGGGGCACGACGTTGAAACCGGGCTGGGAGCCGATCGTTCTGGCGCGCAAGCCGCTCGTTGGTACGGTGGCTGAGAACGTCCAGCGCTGGGGGACGGGCGGGGTGAATGTGGAGGGGTGCAGGCTGGACGGGACGAAATCCGTACCGGCGTCTCGGAGCGGCCGTCGTTATTCGGGCTTTAGTTTCGGCGGATTCGATCCCGCACGAGCGACGATGGAAGGATCCGGGAGAAACCCGAATGTCGGCCGCTGGCCCCCGAACGTCGTCCTGGGCGAGGAAGCTGCGCTCATGCTCGACGAGCTGGTCGGCAAGCGACGTTCCGGGGCCATGCGCGCGGGCACCTACTTCGGCCGGAAATCTGCGGTCTACCAGCCGGATGCTGGCCGCCCCTTGACCGAGGACATCAAGGCCAGCTCTGGGGGCGCTTCCCGATTTTTTTACTGCCCCAAGGCGAGCAAGGCTGAGCGGGAGCTGGGGTGCGAACATCTGCCAGCCGTCAGCGGAGGGGGGGCCACCGGGCGCGAAGACGGCTCCGCTGGACTTGACTCCCCCCGTTCCGGTGCTGGACGAGGTGGAGGCCGTCGCAACATCCACCCCACCGTCAAGCCCGTCGAGCTGATGCGCTGGCTTGTTCGCCTCGTCACTCCTCCTGGCGGTACGGTGCTGGACGCTTTTGCCGGCTCCTGTTCAACGGGGGTCGCCGCTTTGGCCGAGGGCTTCGATTTCGCTGGTATCGAGGCCGAACCGCAGTACTGGCCAATCGGTCAGGCCCGCCTTGAGCGCGCCAGCGGGGGGACTCGTCAGTGAGCCAGCTCGAACTCTTTCGCAGCCGCTGGTGGGGGGACGTCGAGGCCTCTCCAGGCTGGCGAGGTGGCTGGGTGGAGGGCTGGTGTACGGACCTCGTGCTCACCTGCACGGCGAGCTGGCCGGGTATCGGGTGCGAGCCCCGCGAGGGACGCTGCGTCTGCAAGCAGGAGGCCCTGCACGACTGCACGGACAGGCGCCGGGGTAGTACCAAGCGCCCGCTCGCCGAGAAGGTCGCCTGGGTTGCTCGTCACGTACGCATGGTCAGTCCGCCGCGCGCGCTGCGCCTTCGAGGTGTCGGCGGAGAACGCTCGTCAACGCCTAAAGTGAAACCCCCCTACCGAGTAGGCCTCCGGCAGGCGGGCCAAGGCCCTCTCACCCTTCGCTGGTTTCTCGCTCACGGCTGGCAGGGGGCGAGAGTAGAATGTGTCGTTAAAGGCCAGCGACGGCAGTTTACGCTGTACCACCCAACCGGAGCAGTGCTACGCCTGCTACCGGATGTCGTAAAGGAGTAACATCATGGGCGTTTTTGAGGATATTCGGCCGCATGAGATGGCGGAGTTGAAGGGGATCGCCCGCGAGCTGTCGGGTACGGCAGGCGGAGAGCGGATGCTTGCCTGCCTTGAGGCGTACGAGGAGGTGCAGAAACGAAACACCGAGCTTGACACGCTCGAAGACGAAGTTGCCGAGCTGGCGGCGGGGGTCAAGGACATCGAGGGGCAGGTCCTCGCTCTCCGGGACGGCACGAGGGGAGGGGGGGCCGACGAACCGCTGGGGGAGACGAAGACCCCTACCGAGCGAATCGATGCGCTCGGGGAGCGCCTCGCCAGTGCCGCCAGCGCGCTGGAGGACGAGGTCGCCAAGGTCCGGGACTCCAAGGCACGAAGCGAGGCGGTAACAAAGGCGGAGCAGACGCTGGCCAAGTGCCGCGTGAGCCCCGGCGGGCCGCTTCCTCACGATACCGAGTTGGGCGCAGAACTGGTGGAGCTCGCGGACCTGGACTCGGGTGGCAAGACAGAGGAGGCGAAGACGCTCGCTTCCAGGATGCTCTACGAGATGTCGCCGTCCAGGTTCCGCGAGCTGGCCAACCTCTTTGCTCGTCTGGCCAGCACGGTGGGTACCCTGGACGAGCAGATCAACGCCGCGCTCTGTGGTGAGTGACCAAAAGAGAGGCCCCCGCCTGTACGAGCGCGGGGGCCTCTCACGGCGCCACGGAGGGGGCGCCTACCCGCCAGGGAAAAGGCGCAAGCCCAGCACCACGGCAAGCCGCCAGCCGTCGGACTGGTACGCGGTACCGAGTACCAGCAGAGGCTTGACGCTCTGGCCCTCGGCTCCGGGGAGGTCGAGCCCCAGCCCTCCAAAGAAGCCCAGCTCGGCAGGTGCCCCGTCCGGCAGGACCGCCTGACCGCCGAGAGCCGCGGACAAGAGCGGACCGCTGGGGCCGAGCCGGGCCAGGTGGACGAGACCGAGCGCCGTCACGAGCGGCTGGACGGGCGCCCCCGGGCGCCAGGCTGCGCCGGCCGCGGCCGAGAGGGAGAGGTAGTCCGTCAGGCGAGGCACGTCGCCGGCCAGGGTGGGGTTGGTCCCGAAGACGAGACGCTCCTGGGCCAAGGCGGGGGCGGAGAAGGCGAGCCCCAACCCCAGGACAAGGGCCACGACGTTGCGCGCACGCATTCCCGCCGAGAGCAGGCCGAGCAGGCCGAGGAACTCGACGATGGCGACGGTGACTTTCGCCCCGAGGCTCTCGGGTACGAAGAGGCCGGCCTTCTCGCAGGCCAGCGCAGCGCACCCGGCGAGAAAGAGCGGCAAGGTCCAGGCGACGGGGAGTTTCGGGGTACCGGTGGGCGAGGGCGGTTCGGCAAGTCGAGGGGAGTAGCGGGTCATGCTGTGTCTCCGTTTCTGCCGGGGGAAATTCCGGCCAGGTCAAGGTACCGCGAACCTGGCGAGCGGACAACTACCGGCGGCAGGAGCGGCGGAGCTCGGCGACCTCGACACGGAGGCGGGCGAGCTCGGCTTGCTCGCCGGCCATGACCCCGGCCAGGGCGTCGAAGGCGTTGATCGTGAAGAAGACGCCCGGCCCGACGCTCGTCGGGATGTCCGCGTCACGGTATCCGGGGCAGGTCCGGACCACCACCGTCCCGGCCTCGTAGAACTTGCCGTGCGCCACCTCGAAGACGCGCTGCGCATGCGCGGGCACGGCGGGGACCGCTTGCGCCATGCAGGCCCTGTCCCCGGGGAGCGGAGCACGGGTAAAGTCCCCCGGCTGGTCGGCCCTCGACACCGCCAGCAAGCCGCCCAAGACAAAGACACAAATAGCGCCCAGGCACACCGCCGCACCGCGGGCGCTCATTTGCAGGTCCCATTACCGGCGCCGACGGGATCGCAGCCACCAGCGGTCGTGCCGGACTCGTCAGGGGCGGGCTCCGGCGGCGGAATGGGGGCGGGCGTTGACCCGGGCGCGGCGGTCTCGGTCGAGCTCATCTTCTGGTCCTCGGTAGTGGGGTAGGGCCTGGAAATACCCGTCCAGGCGGGCCACGGCCTGTTCGACCGTGGAAAGCTGACGCTGCATGGCCTCCAAACTTTTGGCGACCATAGCCAGGACGCCGTCCTGGGCCTCGAGCCGGCGCATCCGCGCGTCCAGGTCCTGCTTCCAGATTTTGGCGTCCTCCGCCTGGGCGACCTGTGCGGCCTTCACGGCCTCCCATTGTGCTGCCTGGTAGCTGGCCCGGGCCGCGAGTCCCCCGGCAGCCACAAGGCCGGCAACGGCGCAGCCCACGAGCGTCCATGCCGCCTTGCGGTGGCGCACGACGGCGCGCACCAGCGGCACGAGGACCTGCAACTCGGCGGTGTCGTCTTGGCTCACGGGCTCGGACTCCACCCCGGGTCAGGGTAGCCAAAGCGCCGCACGTCGGCCGCGAAATCTAGACCTGGCGTCTGTGCGCATCCAGCGTCCACCTCGGCAATCAGCGCGTACGCGGCGCCCCCGTCGGGCGAAGCCGCGAAAAGAGCTGGCGTCGCGCCACAGTCCAGCCGCAGGGCGGTCCCAGCCGCCGACGCACAGGAAGGCAGCGAGCCGCGGCATTTGACCGCCGAGCCCTGCCGAACGATTACTTCCAGCGAGCCCGCGCCTACGCCGGGAGTGTCTACGCTGCCGGGAATTGAGGTCAGGGCGCCCGGGTATCGCGGGTCCAATCGCCAGAAGGCGCCCGATCCGGCCTTCGGCGAAGCCGCGATCCCCAGCAAGAAACGGGATGTAATCCAGTGATCGCCGTCGCACTCCTGACCCTCAGCGTCGAAGCCGCCATCGCTCAAGCCGGACGGCCACAAACCGGCGACCCGGGCACCGCGCGTGTCCGTGGTACACGCCGGGATCGCGCCGAGTGCCATGGGCTGCAACAACAGCATCTTCATTCGCGCCCCCAGCCCGCCAATCTCCACGGCGCCGCCCACCCAAACGCCACCGTCGAAAGTCGCGTCGCCGGACACCGTCAGGCCGCCGTCCACCGCGAGCGGTCCGGTGCTGGCCGCGCCTCGGCAGACCAGCTCCTCGGTGCGGACGACACCCGCGTCCACCTGCAGCGCAACGGCGCTGTCAACGTAGAGGGGCTCCGGGACGGGTAGCGCTGGCGGGGCGACGGCTTGACCGAGCACGAGCAAGACGATCGCGATCATCGGGTTTCCCCCGTGAGGTAGACCGTCAACGTGGTGCCGCCGCTCACGCCCACCGCTGCGGGCAGGAGGTACACCCGGTCGCTGAGAGCGACGGCGACCTCGAGCTGAGAAAGCTCGAGGCAGGGGTGCGTGAGGGTGGACGTCTTGCCTGAGAGGTCAAAAGCAAAGGTGGAGAGCGCCCAGGCTCCGGGACCCCAAGTAGGCGCGGCGTAGGTGCAGGCCAGGATTTGCCCGCTGCCCGAGAATGTCTGACCGGCGGAGGGACAAACGGTGGCCTTCCACCCGCGAAGGCCGCTGAGCGAAATCCCCCACTCGACGCCGTCCGGTCCGACGCCCGGAGCGCCAACAGGGCAGGCGGCACCCGTCACCGCGACGCTGTAGGTGTGGTATCTCGGAGCGCCCGCGAGGGCGGGCGTGGCCAAAACGATCAGGCAGGCGAGAGCGCGCATGGGCGGACTCTACGTCCGCGACGTGGAGCAGTCAACGCGGGGGCTCGACGTGGAAAATGCCCGGTGGTCGTCCGGACTGTTGCCTGGAAGGGGCGGACGACCTCGTAGGGGACCGGGCGGCTCCCCGACCATTCATGGTGCGCGGCGCTTCCGCCTCCATTTTGCCAGAAAATCCGCGTAGCCTTCAGCGGTCCTCACGAAAAGCCCGTGACGCGGCCCAGCCGGGAGCGGGGCAATCCCCACATGAATCCAGCCGCCGGGCGGGTACTCGAGGATGGCCTGGTCGATGCCCAGCGCCTGCATGCGACCGCCCTCGGCCAGCCAGTCCATGACCTGGACCAGCTTCACCGCACTCACGGGCTCGCCGTCTGCCGCGCACCCATGGACGTGAGCGCTCGTCTTGGAACTGCCTGGGGTGAGCGCGTTCAACCTGGTGCACCTGTAGCCGCTCGTCACCCTCCACGGCCCCCACCTCTCGCGAATGGCCTCAAGGACGATGCAAAGTCGGCGGAGGTTCTGCTCGGCCGCCTCGCCCGGCAGGTTGTTGATGCCCTCGCGGACGGCCCGCTCGGAGAAGCAGAGCTCTCGGCGGGTGAAGTGGGGGGAGTAGTTCCCCGGCAAGTAGAAGCTGATCATGCCCGGAAATTATCAGAGTCGGGTACGCTGTCAAGGAAAAGGGTTGACGGGCGCTGGCGGCGGGTCCACTTTGGGCAGAACCAAGGAGGTTCTCATGCACCGCTTCGTCCCTCTCGTTCTCGTCCTCGCCGCCTGCGGGCAAGACCCGCTGACCAGCTCGTCCAGTTCGGGCCTCGCCCCAGGAGAGAGCACCTATCCCTGGCAGATCCAGCACATCGTCGTACAGACGGAAATCCCGGGCGAAGGCGTTCAGTGCGGCGGCGCCTACCATTTCGTGAGCGGCTCCTGCACCTGCGCCGGCGCACCGGTCGCAGGCTACCTGGACGTCGAGGCCTACTTGCCCGCCTGGCGTTGCGCCCCCTGCGCGGCCGGCGGCTTTCCCCGACTCCACATCGCCTGCCTGCGGGGGCCGCTGGACCGGCTCAATCCTCGAGCACTGCTGAACGGCCAGCCCTGGCCGAGCTTCTAGCCCCAGCAGCGCCCATTCATACCACCGGGGATCGTGTCGATCTCCCAGGTGGTGGTGCCGGTCGCGGCGCTCGCCTCGAGCCAGGTAAAGGAGTGCCACCCGAGCGCCATGCGCCCTTGCAGGTCACCACTCGCGCTAACTCGCAGGTTGGCAACCTGCGTCACCGGACAGCGCTGATAGCTGGCAATCATCGTCGAGCCATCAATCCCAACGCCGGTCTGCACGAGCACCCCGGCTGCCGTGTTCCGGGCACCGTGGTAAACAGAAATCTGGTACAGGTCCCCCACGTCGAGGCCGCAGAGGTAGTAGGCGGCGTTGTTCGCCTCGGCGTTCACTTGCCGCAGTGTGGCCAGGGTGTACGTGTAGGGGGCAGGCGTGTAAGCCCGGTCCCATACCCGCTCGACGCGGTTGAAGAGATTCCACACCGAACGTCGAGGCGTGTCGCTAGTGTCCGTCACCGTCGCCCCGCCCGAGTCGGTCCGGACACTGCCCAGGTACAGACCCCGGCGGGCGGCGGGGCCGTTCGTGATGGCGATCTTGTTCACCCACCGGCCGCCGAAGAACTCCAGCTCCGTGGTACCACCCCCCGTCCCCCGCGCCGTGTCCGAGGTCCAGGCGGGGCCGCGCGTCACCCGGAACGTCCCGGAGTCCAGCCAGCCGAACAGGTCGTAGACCTTGTCCACCGCTGCGGCGGCGGGGCTCTTCGTGGCGTCGCTCAAGAGCTGGCCCGTCTCCACAAAGAGCCGCCAGAGCCAGCGCGTCCCGTCGTAGAGCTGGATCCAGTCGTGGAGGTGAGGCGTGTAGTAGACCGCCCCCGCACCCGCGACGTCCCCCGAGACGGACACGCCCGAGCTGAGGGTGAGCCGGCCGCCCGGAGCCACCCCGCGCGCGAGACGATTCAGGCCTTCCTGGACCTGGTACTCGTTGGCTCCGTTCAAGGTGATCCCGGCGCCCTCCACTAGGTGGGCCAGCTCCTCCTGGACGCTGTTGTGCCAACTCTCCTCGAGCTCCGTGGCCACTCGGGGGACGCCGGGGTCGCCGTTGTCCCAACGGTTATTTACATGCCCACTGGAATCGACTCGTTTCATGGCGCCAGTCTACCAGCTCGCCCACGGGCGGCAAGGCACGGAATTTCCTTGACAGTTTCCCGGACGCTGTTCTAAACAGCGGGCATGGACTCGGACAAGACGATCTACAAGGTGGTTCTGGTGGACGAGCACGGCGACGAAGTCGGGGCCGACGGGGTGTTGCGGACCTACGAGGCCGCCTGCTCGATGATGCGGGGCTTGCAGGAGTCGGGCTTCGTGGCGTGGGTGGAGCCGTGACCGCCGGACGCTGGGTTCGCAAAGACCGCCGCGTCTACGAGTTTTCGACCTGCCGCTTCTGCGGCTCGTCGGGCGGATGTCTGCCGCCAGCGTGCAGCCTCGCCATCTGCGAAGCGTGCTTCACGCCGCAGTGCTCAGGACTCCGGAGTCGCTGCGCAATCTGCATGTACGGCCTTCTGCGGCAGCATCACAGGTGCGCCTACAGCGGCTGTGAGAAGCTGGCCGTCGTGGGGAACGCTCCGCGGATGGGGTACATCTGCCAGAGGCACTTGGCGCGCGTGAAGCTCCACCCGTTCGAGACTCAGAACGGCCGGAAGGTTCGGGTAACGAGAACGCTCGATGAGTATATCCTCGACGCCATTTGCCATCGCGGCGACGCTTGGGAGCTCGTCTCCACCCCAACACCCCCAGGCGCTACCCGAGGACTGCACTGGCTGACATGACGTTCCCTCTCGACCAGGAGTAACACCGTGAAGCGCATCGATGTCTCAGTCAGCGAAGCCGAGTCCTACCGCCACCCGCAGCGCCTCGTGGACCGCGCCGTCCGCCGGGCGAGCGTGCAGCACGGTGAGCGCGTCCACGTGACGCTGCGCGGTTCGGTGGAGGTCTGCGAGGGTCGGGGTGTGGCCTTCGTGCCGTACTTCGAGGAGACGGTCTATGCCCGCTGACCGCGAACCGCTGGCACTCGCCAGGAGGCTCGTCGCCTGCGCCAGCAAGGACGTTGGCCGGCTGCCGTTGACCGGCATCTACTACCACGAGCGCGGTTACTGGATGGCCACGGACGGAAGGCGACTCTTCGCCACCTCGGTGCTGCCCAAGCCGCAAGCGCCGGGCCTCTACAAAGCCAACCCCATGAAGGGTTTGGATTTCGTACCGTGGCCCGAGGGCGGGGGATGGCCAGTTGCGTCCCTCATGCACGACAACCCCAAGTGCAAAGCCATCGACGGGAAGCCGTCCTGCCTGACACGCATCCCTGACAACGCGCTCGCCTACCGCTGGGATATCCCGGCGTGGGTGGGGGACTTGAAGTCCCGCGGGGCATCGGCGAAAGCTGAGGACTGCGCCTTCGTGGCCGTCCGTCCGCAGCGCGAGCTGCCGGCGCGGACCTGCGGCGGAGAGGAAACAACGCTGCCACCGCTCCGGCTGGACAACAATTTCCACCAGCTCCCGTCTGAGAGCGCACCACCGCTGGTGATCAATCTCGACAACGTCAACGTCCTGGCGGGAGAGTACTGGTACCTGCACCTGGCCGGAAGCGATCAAGCCTGGCTGACGTCAACCAAGACGCGTAACCTGTGGGAGTGTCCTACGTGGATGCTTCTGGCAGGCGCCACGCCGAAGGGTCGATGGTCGGCGTTTCGGGCGCCCTAGACATACTCAAAGTACACCACCGTATGTGACGGTGCCGCCCGCCGGATGATTGCCTCGAGCTCAGCGTGAGTAGCGGCCGGCGGGGAAGAGGTGTCCACCACCTCCACCCTCCAGGCAAACGCCCAGGCCACGCCGTACAGCCGGGCACCGAGGCGCGAGCCGAGGCGCGCCACCGGCGTTTCGATGAAGCCCTCGAACACCGTCGCCTGGTACCCGGCTGCCAGCGCCAGCGACTCGAAGTAGGCCGGCGTCTGCCCTCCACGCGCCGCCACAGTGGCGGCCAGTATTGCCTGCCGCTGGGCCACAGTCCCGGCGCCCTCCAGCCCGTAGGCGCGCTCCCACTCGGTCAGGAGCTCGACGGTCTGCCTAGGGTCGAACTCCCGGAGCAGGTCCTCTACCCTGCCGTCCACCCGGGCCAACTCGTCCGCCAGCCCGAGCAAGAAGCGCCGCAGGACGCTCCCCTCGTCCAGGTACCAGAGCCGCCCCTGGGGTAGGAGCTGGACAAGCTGCCGCGTGTAGCTTTCAGGGGTTACGGACATGCGAATTCCATTGACAGCGCCATCGGAGCTGATAAACCAGCGGGATGTCCACCCCCGTTCTAATCCTCCTCGCCGAAGAAGCTGTGGCCCTTCGCACACAGCAAAACGCCGAGTCTCTCGTTGTGGAGATCGTTGAGTCCAGAAGGCCCACCGCCTCGTTCTGGCGCGGAGGGTCGAAGTTCGCGTGCGAAGTGCCTCCGGACCTCAGCGTTATACTCACCTGTGCAGCCGCCGCCCTTCCGCAGCCAGCGAGAATTTCTGTCGCTGTAACCCCACCCTGGGTTACAGCGACATTCCGCCAGCGGGTAGGTCTGGGTAACGGGAGGTTCGTATGGCGGAGTATTTGCTCCCTGAGAGAAGCGCTCACGCCCACGTGACGACCCCCAAGCTTGCCAGCTCGCCGGCGCCCGGCGCCACGTCCGCCGCCGGAACCGTCAAGGTGTAGTCGGTCAGCCCCGCCGCCGTCCCGACGGCTGTCCGGATTGCCGAGAGGTAGACCGTCCCGCCGGGCTCCGCCACCCGCTGGAAGAGGTCCTGCAGCTCCGCCTCGACCGCCGCGCGGACCGCCGCGGTGTCCGGCACCACGGCCGCGGTAAAGGCCACCGGATAGTCGATGGGCGCGAACACCCTCACCTCCGCCGTCACTGGTCGTAGCTCGTCCAGGTAGGCCTCGACGGCCTGCACTTCGCCGTCCGTGCCGGCAACGTCGGAGCTGCCCACCGTCACCGGCGGGTCAACGTCAAGAGGGGGACCTGCGGCAAACGCCAGGATGGTGCCGGGCGTCAAGGTGTACTGCGCGCCCGGGTAGACCGCGGTGATCGTCCCCGTGTCTGGCACGCCCGGCACGTCCGCGTCCAGGGTGTACTCGGCGCCGTCCGAGAGTCGCACGAGCACTGTGCCCTGTCCGACCTCACCCCCCGCTCCGGTGAAGCTCACCGTGGCCTGAGCCTGCGTACCGGTGGACGGAAACGGGGGGATTTCTGCGTCGCGCATGAATCGCACCACCACCGTTCCCGGACCGAGCCCGCCGCCGTCCACCCACACCCGCGTCACCCCCGGCACCTCCTTGGCCCAGGCGACGTAGTCCGGGTCGGCTCCGCCGTGGGGCGGGGTGCGCAACCGCTCGAGCACGCGCTCACGCAGGTTCTCGATGTCGCCTTCGTCCACCCCGTCCACCGTGGAGGCCGTCACGACCGACGTCGAGCTCACCTGCGGAAGGGGGGCCTGCAACGTGAGCACCGTCCCGAGCGTCAAGGTGTAGCTCGCACCCGCGAGGACGGCCGTCACCTGCGCCGCTGTCGGACCGCTCACGACGGAGACGTCCGCGTCCACCGTGTACTCGGCGCCGTCCGAGCGAACCAGCACGGCCCCCTGTCCGACCTCGCCGCCCGTGCCGTCCAGCTCGACGCTCGCCCGCGCGTACCCGGCCGCCGTCTGGGGCACTGCAAAAACCTCGGCAATCCGAACTAGGTTTTCAGCGTCGGCGGTGTCGGGGAGAGCCTGGCGAGAGAGCCAGCTCAAAAAACCGTACAGCCCGTGTGCCGCGCCAGCCAGCACCCGGGCAAAGACGTAGACGAGCGAGCGACGTAGGACGGGACCGACAAGGCCGAGCCTGGAAACCAAGTCCTGCTGAATCCGGTCCGTCAGCTCCTGCAGAGTGGGACGTGCGAGCGCCATGTCAGGCCCTCCGTGCGGCCTGAGCCTGCCAGGCATAGTCGTAGCGGTAAGTCGTCACATCCCGCCCCGGGCGGTAGATGTCCACCTGCAGGCCAAGCTCGCCCCGCCTCGGCAAGCTGGCAGTGACGTTTACCCGTTCCGCGACGCGGTCTTCGAGCATCCACGCCAGCGCCTCGCGGGCGTAGGTCTCCGCCTGTTCGACGAGACCGGCACCCTGCGTCGAACGGGCCAAGAGCCAGAGACGACTGCCGTGAAGGTCCCCCGGGGCCACCGGCACAGCATCCCCCCACCACCCCCGGCGATCCCCGCCGGGCGCCGGTAGCGCGTCGTCCGGCTGCGCCCGGCGATCCGTGAAAAGGGAGAGAAAAACGGCCGTCTCGAGGCCATCGTCCCGAGCCAAGTCCTGGCCATCAAGGGCGAGGTCTGCCGCGCCGACGTCGTCTTTCCAAACCAAACCGATCATTCTGCCTTCACCTTAGCACTGGCCACGCTCCCGGGCCAGGAGGCTAGCGCTGCCAGGAGGGCCGCCTTGAACGCTGCACCGCCGTCCCCCGGCACCACGGGCGCCGCCGAGACGGCTGCCTTGAGCGCTGCCAGCTCGGTCAGCACCTTGGACGCGAGCGCCACCGCGTCCGCGCTCCCGGCCAACTCGACCAGCGGTGCCTCGAGCACCACCTTCGCGCTGGCCGTCACCCGGACGGTACCGCCGCGCTCGATGATGACGCGGTCCCCCTGGTCCGTGTAGACGGCCACCTCCCCCGCTTCGAGCCCGGTGGGACGGTATCGCCCGTCGTCGGTGGCCACCGTCAGCCCGTGGTCCCGCCGGCCGCCGACGAAGACGACCACCGCCTCCCCTCCGGCGGGCGGATGCGACGTGAAGCCGTACTCCTGGACGCGCTGCACCTCGCGGACCTCACCCTCCCCCACCTCCACCTGCACCACCTGCACCTTGCGGGCGTCGTCCGTCTGACGGATGACCCCCCTGGCTACCAGGTTGGCAAGACGAGTTACGAGCTGCCGGAGTTCAGCCTTCACGGGAGCGCCACCGTGCCTCTCTTCTTCGGGCGCCGGGGAATCAAAGGCTCCGGTTGAAACGCCCCGGGGAGCCGGCAGGTCAGCTCGGTTGTGGTCCCTGTCGAGCTGTCGAGCTGAAAAACAGCTCCGGTGATCAACATCTGGCCGTCGAGGCCCAGGGTGGGCGAACGGACGTGGACGAGTGCGTTGACGGGCCAGAGCAGGCCCCCGGCCTGCGTCCAACCCTGCACGGTCAATGTCACCTCCACCGCTCGCGCCGCCCTCACGGTGGCCTCCCATTCCGCGCGCGTCTTCGCTCGCGCTCGGGTGACGTTTCCCTCGGCTCGGACGATAAGCACCCGTGCGGGCGCAGAGCCCAAGTCCTGCGCCTCGCCAGTCACGGTGGCAGCCGTGGCACCGGAGAGCGAGTCTGAGCCCGCGTGCTGGCCTCGCACTTTGTACCGCCGAAAGCGCCCGGTCCGGTCCACAGTCGCTGTACCGCCCAGGAGATTCCGGCCCTCGATCAAAGATTCCCGCGTCACCTGGGCGCCCGCGCGGGTGAGCACGAGTCCCCCGAGGCCGTCGGCCACAGGCAGGAGCGCTGCCCCACGGCAAGCCCGCTCGATGGCTTCGTAGGCCGAGTCCCCAGGATCGATCGAGAGTTCTTCCACCGGCTCCGCTGGCACCGCTCCGAGCTGCGCCGTCACGCCCACCCCGAAGGGCGCCGCCACCTGCCGAGCGAAGTCCAGGACGCTGATATTGCGCCAGGTCCACTTGCGCAGGTCGGCACTGCAATCCACCAGGTCCCCGGTCTTGTCCCGGCCAGATACCTCGACGGTGTGCTGGTCGGCGGAGAAGCTCACCGTCCGCCGGTCCACGTAGCCGACGAGGAGCGTCTCTCGACCGATTCTGATTGCGGCCTCGTCCCCTTCGTCCAGCTCCACAGGGGCTGAAATCGAGAGGGTGAAGTCCCCCGCAACGTGCTCGAGCGAACGGCGCACGCGGACGGAGGTCCAGCCCGACAAGTCCTTTCCACCACTCTGAAGGACGACGTCAGCCACCGGAGAGCACCTCCAACGCACGACCCGCCGGCAGGAAGCCGGGACGCTTCACACCGTTCCTCGCGACGAGCGCCAGCTCCTCGTCGATGTCTCCGTCCAGGCGATGCGTGAGAACGAGCGACGGAGAGGATACCGCCAGCGTCACCTCGACGAGATGCGGTAGGTCGCTGGCCTCTCCGGGCACGGTGAGGACGACGGACGCGCGCAATTCATCGAGCGCCCCATAGACCGCGTCCCCAGCCCCGCCGAGTAGAAGGTCGAGCGGGGCCAGCACACCATCCCGAGCGGTGACGGCTGCCTCGTAGCTTTCGTATTTGGCGGCGGCCACGAGTTCGACGGCTCGCACCACAGCTAGGCGCTGAACGAGCGCGTAGAGGACGTCGTAGTTCCGCCGCTCCTGGTCCCGGTTGGCCGTTCCCCCCAGGGGGCGAACGCCCGGCACGAGCCCGAAGACGGCGAGAAGCTCTCCAGGCAGCAAGAACAGAAGCGCCGCCAGCTCGGCCTCGAGCTCGGCCGGTGCGGCCAGGAGCGCCGCGGCCTCGTCCGCCAGGCGCGTCAGCCGGCGCCGCACCTCCGCCAGCTCCTGGGTGCCCAGCGTGAGCCCACGAAGAGCCTCGTCCACCGCTGCCACCGTCCCCGCAAGCACGCCGGCGGGTCCCGCGCTGTAAATGCCGGGGTCATAGTTGGCCAGGAAGTCTTCCTGCGCCACCTGCAGCGCCGTTGCCACGTCAGACGCGAGGACACCGACAGCATCCACCTCGACCACGAGCTGGCTCGACTCGGCTACCTCAAGAAACTCCATCTCGAAGTGGGCCAGTCCGCCGTCCTGAGAGCCCTCGCGAATCCGGAAACTGAGGACAGCGACCTGCCGCGTTCCATGGTAGGGGTGCAGTAGCGGTCCCGGGCCTCGCGCCTCGAGCGCTTCGCGGAGGCGGTCTCTGTCCGCGAAGTAGTTGTCGCCGACAACAAAGCCGGAGAGCGTGAAACTGCGCTTCTCTCGCCCGAGGTCCTCCCGGTAGGGAACGTCCTTGCCGGGGTACTCGTGTACTGGACCCCGCCGCCCGCCGGACATCTCCGAGGCATCCACCAGAAAGGGCACGCCCCGGAAGCTTGCGCCGCGGCGGAGTTGTTCGCGCCAACTCACAGGCCCCCCATGGCGTACCCGACGTCAAGGGTGAGCGGGGCCGTGCCGCCACGGTCCTGGTCAACGCGCACGCCCCGGGGGACATTCGCGAAGTCCACCGTCACGCGGGCCTCTCCGCCGGTCGCCGGGACTGCGCGTTCGGCGCCAAGAAGAGGGGCGGGCGCCGCCATGGGGGCGGCCTGCTCGGCGCCGCCAAACAGCATCTTCGCCCCGCCAATGATGCTTCGGAGAGGCGCCGTGCTGAGCCACATGACCGCATCGAAAACGGGCTTGATGTACTGCCAGAGCCGCCCGAAAACCCCACTGAAGACGTCCTCGAGCCAGTCGGTGAAGAGTTGCGTAGCCGCCTGCGGCTCATCCCAGAGCTGCGCGAAAAACTCCTTGAGCGGCTCCCAGTTCTTGTACACTTGGTACCCAGCCGCCGCCAGCGCCGCCACGGCGATGACGACCCAGGTAATGGGGTTGGCCAGAAGCGCCGCGGTGAAGGCCCACATGGAGGCTGCCGCCGCACTGAGCGAAGGCACAAGGCCCGCCATGATGCTCGCGCGCATCATCCAAAGGTACTTCCCCCAACCCGCCGCGAAGACGAAGGCCGCCGTCACCGCCTTCACCGCAACGGCCAGGTTGCCCAAGACAACCAGCGTGGGGCCGAGCGCCGCCGCGGCGCCCGCCGCAATCAAGATGGCGTTCTGACTCTCGGCACTCATCCCCGACCAGGTCGCCGCCGCACGCTCGATGAGCGGAACCATACGCTCGATAACGGGGAGCAAAGCCTGCCCAAGCGACACGGCCACCGCCTCGAGGTTATTCTTCAATCGCACGAGATTGGCCTGCGTCGTGGCGTTCTGCTTCGCGAACGCCGCCGTCACCCCGTCGCTGCCGTCCCGCATAACGGCCAGCGCGTCACGGAATGCGCCCGACTGCCGCCCGGTCAGACCGAGCACGGCGTTCAGCGCTTCAGTTGAACCCAGAAGCCGGAGGGTGTTCGTGTCATCGTTCTTGAGGACACCCCGGATTTTCTCCAGGGCCGGCACCAGCCCACCCGCGGTAGCGATGAGCGCCTTGAAATCCTTGGCGCCCAGCTTCCCGAAGACGGCGCGCGTCAGAGAGGTCTGCCGGGTCAACCCGGCGATGACCGCCCGGAGCTGAGTATGAGCTTCCGCCGCTGGCAGCCCTGTGGTCGTCAGCGCCGCGACGCTGGACAGGTACTCGTCGATCTTTACCCCGGCCGCCGCCACCGTGCCAGCCACACCGCCGAAACCCTGGGCCAACTGGCTGATCGTCGTCTTGCCCTTGTTCGTCGTCTGAAAGATGACGTTGTAGACGCGGTCCGCCTCCGCACCCGCCAGACCGAACGCATTGATCGCGCTCGTGACGATGTCCGCCGCCTCCTTCGTGGTGCCGAGGCCCGCCACCGCCAGGCGGGCCGACCCCTCGAGGACCTTGAACTGGTCCGCCGCGCTCACACCAGCCGAGCGGACGTCGTAGAGAGCGCCCGTCAAATCCTCGAGTGCCACCGGCGTCCGCCGGCCGATGGCCAGAACCTCAGCGCCCATGGCCTGCATACTCTCAGCGCCGGTATCGACGAGCGTCGAGACGTTGCTCATGCCCTGCTCGAACCGCGCAAATGCCGCCACGCTGAGCCCGCCGAGCGCCAGGATGGGCGCCGTCACCGCGGACGTCATCTTCTTTCCGGCTTCAATACTCGACCGGGCCAGGGTCGTCAGGTTCTTCTGAAACGCCCCGAGCGGACCGGTCGCCTTGTCGGTGATTTTGATCAGCAGCTTGAGGGGGAAACTAACTGCCACTGGCTATCTCCGTTGCTGCTTATGGATCCACTCTGCCCGGGCCAGCCACCAGCGCAGGTCGTCGAGCTCCATGTCGATGACCTCCGCCGCCGAGAAGCTGAACGTCGCCGCGACTACCGCGACGGCGTTCGGCCAGTCGGCGGGCCAGCGGCGAGAAAAGAAAGGGCGATCCCCGAGAGCGCAACCATGTCCGCCGGGTGGAGCTGGTCGGCGAAGGCCTCGGGTTGTCCGGCCATCTTGCACGCCACCACCGCCGCGGCGTAGGGGTTGCTGGTGACCGTGATGCCATCCGCGCTCTGGCTCACCTTCTGCTCGAATCCTCGGAATGCCCGCGCTGTCGGGCGGAAGCGGAGCTCTCGCACCTCCTGCCCGGCGAGGGTGATGGGGCAAACCAGCTCGTAGCTCTCCGGTGGCTGGGGGGCCTGGACCTCGCCCGTCTCGTGCTCGTTCACGCCGGCACCTCCTCCATGGTCTCCCCCTCCCACCTCACCTCCAGTTCGCCTTCCTCGGTCGTCTCTTCTCCCTCGCCCGCGAAGAAAGCACGGGCCAAAACGACCGTCTTTTTGTTCGCGAGGCGCAGCGACACGGTCCCGTCGGTCATCCCGAGGATGGCGTCAACATCGGTGTCCCCCCGGTCCGTGATGGCGCCCTCGATGAAGGGCATCTGGGGCTCTTCTTTGTACCCGGCGACGGAGAGGTCAGAGCCCAGGATCGCCTCGCGCTTGGGCCTCCCCCGGTTGAAGGTGAAAGAGCCCTTCGCCGAGTAAATAACCCCGCCGACGCTGAGTTCTATTGTCCCGCCGACTCTTGACATAGTGCCCTCCTACAACAGGAACTGCAGCGTCGCCCCGACCACGCGAAGCTGATTGACGAAATCCACCGGCAGGAGGAAGTCCAGCCGGTTCGGGTCCATCGGGTTCCGCTGGACGACCAGGTCCTGTTTGAACTGCGCAAAGCCCTCGACGAGGCCCAGCCGCTCCATTCCCCGGAACCACGTGAGCGCCCAGCCCTTGCCGAGACTCGGCGTCATGACAGGCTGGCCCGGCGCAAACCTGCCACCGTCGTCCGCCAACTTGTGGCGGGGGAACTCGTTCGCGAACTGCGTCGGGAAGCTGTACCGCAGGTACAGGATCGTCAGGAGCGTCACCGCGTCCAGGTAGCTTGTGTCCGAGGCTCCACCGGCCCCCGTCTGGTAGGTGGTGATAAGTCGGCCAGTGCGCACCTGTCCGGCCGCATCCGTGGACGTGACGGCGATGCCGTCGAACAGGAGCAAGTTGCGCTCCTGAAGCGTGAAGCGGTCCGTCTCCGCCTGCGGGAGCGCGCCCACGATCGGCAGCGTCTGGAAGGGCCGCGCCGGGTCCGCTGCACCCTCGGCCGCCATCACGGCCGCCACCGCCGCCGCGAATTCTGGGGACCAGGTAAGATGCGCGTCCCCATCCTGCGCGACGATGACGCTGTGGGGCGAGTTGCGCCCCCCGCCAAGCGCAGAGAGCGTCCCGACAGAACCGATAGCCGACGTGACGGCCAGTCCCTCGATCATCCGGAGCGGGCCGAATCGAGACGCCAGCTCTGCCTCAATGGCGTCGAGCGAAGTACTGTCCGTCCAGGGGTGTGCCCAGACGTGGAACCAGGTGTCCCCGAGCGCAGCAATGACGGCCGTCAAGCTCGGCGCCGTCGTGCCGCCGCTCATGGCGACTACCGCCACGCTGACACCCACCGGGTAGGCGTCGTCCTCGCGGTAGTTGACCCGCATATTGATACCGTTGCCCACCAGCCCTTTGTGCCTGCACGTCACGGTCACGACGGCGTTCAGGACCGTGCTGGTTACGGGAAGGTCGAGGTTGGCGTTGATTGCGGCGTTCAGTGCCGTGGCGATGGTGTTCGCCGAGTCGCTGTTTGCCACGGCGACTTCCACGCGCTCCCCAGCGAGATAGACCGCCAGCGTGCCCGCCGCAGTCGCCGGCCCCGACACAGTCAGCGTCCCCGAGGCCGCCACGCCCGCGACGTTGTCCGCGAGGACGCCAATCCGCAGCTCTGTGGAACGGTTGTTCCGGAACCAGCTTAGGGCCTGCCGGTGGAGCATCGAGCCGCGGCCGGCCAGGGCGGACACCTGCGCTGCGGAAGTGACCAGGTGGAGGCTGTCCGCCGCTGCGGTACCGGCCGCCGTCTTCTGACCGAGTAGAAGCGCCCGGTACGCCAGGAGCGCGGGGCCTTGCTGGGCTTTGGCGTTGGACACCTCGACAGAAACGAACGGGACGCGCAGGTTACTCGGAATTGCCATTGGTCACCTCGACGACGTCGCCAGCGCGGAGCCGGCGAATCCAGTACGTGTTCCGCTCGACCTCGAGCCCCTCGGCCGGCAGCGGCTGCTTGCCGTCCGGCATCCGGACCAACCGACCCTCTGCGGGGCGAATCTTGACCCTGTCCTCCATCGCTCTCCTCACGGCGGGGGTTCGACCTCCACCACGTCTTCAGCCCGGTCCCCCGGGTGTTGTTCACCCGCTGCAACGTCCCACGTCACGCCCACCCGCTCCAAATCATCCACCGCCGCCACGCCCGTCCACGCCGAGAAATACTGCACCCTCAACGTCCACTGCGCAAGGCCTCGGAGCTTGTCGCCCTCGTCCACCACCTCGAGCTCTGTGCGAGCCAATATGGACCGTGCCGCCGTGCCACCGAACGAGATGTCATCGCGGAGAGCCGCCTCTACCTCTTCGGAGAGCGCGTCGAGTACGTCGTCAACATTCTGCCCCGCCTGGGCGTAGCCCTCGACCACGACGTCCGCCGTCCGGTCCAGCTCGAGCGGCGCGGTGTTCTGACTGCCATCGACGTCCACCTCTTCCAGGCGGACGAAGACGGCCAGCGCGGGGAGCTCGAGCGTCCGAAGGGGGATTATCCGCGTGGGGAAGACACGCGCTCCGGCCGCCGTCTTGTTGACGAGCGCGGCGACGATGGCTTTGCGAACGGCCGCCCTGGGGTGCACGTCAAACCTCGTGGAGGCGCAAGAGCACGCCGCCCTTACCGTCGGGCTCCACCTCGACGGGCCGGTAGGTCTTCCCGCCAACCGTCACCCGAACGCTGTCGAGCGTGCTCTCCATCTCGAGTACGTCGTCCGGCAAGTCCGCCAGCACGAACCAAACCGCCGGCCCCGAGCTGGACACACCCGGCTCCCCGAGCGTGACGCGCTGGTAGAGCTGGTCGAAGATGCCGCGCACCTCTACCGCCGGCCCGGCCGCCGGCTGGTAGGTGATGAGACCCCCCAGGTGCTCTTGCACCTGGACGTCCATCCGCTCGAGGGACGCGGCGAAGCTCATCTAGACGACCTGGTAGCAAATCTGGATATCGATGTGGGTGGCGGTGGTGACATCCGCCCCGGTCTTCCCGACGGTGATGGGGGTGTTCGGGTCGTTCGCCACGAATGACGCGCCGTCGGCGAGGATGGCCGCCCCGGTCCCGCCCGCGCGCAGAAGAGCGCTCTGAGTCAGGCTGGCCTGCGCCCAGGCCACCAGCTTGCGCGAACCCGACAGGGTGCCGAGCAGGTCCACCGTGGTCACCGCCGCTGCGGCTCCACCGACAGCGATGGCAAAGGCGTCCACGAGACGGTAGGCCTTGCCCGCGAGCGCCGGCAAGAGTTCCAGGCCCGCGTTGATCTGGGCGATGGTCACCCGGGCGCGCAGCGCCAGGACGCCGGACGCACTGACGCCGGACGCAGCCTCGTTGAGTCGGACCAGGCCCGTCGAGCTGGGATTCACCTTCGCGCTGGCCGCCACACCGACGAGCGGGCCGACGCCTTCGGTCGAGTCGGCCAGCTTCGTACCGACGTTCCAGTACACCTTCTGGCCCTGAGTCCACGCCTGAGCGCTCGTCGCCGCAAGCGTCCAGACGCCGCACGTCGCGAACTCGCCCTGCTCGCCAGAAAGCACCGTCTGCAGAGAGACGCCGAAAAGAGCGCCTACCAGCGCCCCCTCTCCTACGCCCCGGTCGTAGGGCGCGATCAGCGCCACCGTGCCGCCCGGTTGAACATAGTTCCACGTCATGTCGTCTTCTCCTCGGGTTCACGCCCGTCTGTGAATGGTCGGGGGGCGGGAGTCGAACCCGCTCCGGGGGGGGTATCCGTGCCGCCGTCGAGCTCCCCGACCTCCGGCTTACGCCGGTCCTGCTTGGGCTACGCGCCCGCGTTCGTCACCCCCGCCTTCGGGTCGAAGGCACACATCTTGGCGTCGAGCCGCACCTTCCAGCTCGTACCGTCGACGTCGAAACCGTCCTTCATCTCCATGTAGGGAGTCTCGCCGGTGCCCTCCAGGAAAACCGCCTTGTACGCGGAGCTGTCCGCCCCCTTGGCGAACATGTAGCGCCGCGTCCCGGTGACCCTCGGCGTATCCACGATGGTCCGCACGATGTTCGCGACCTTATTGGTCACCTGGTACTTGCCGCTACTCGGGTCCTTTTCGCTGTTGACGACAACGCGCGCGGCCCCGCCCAACTCGAGCGGAACCAGCAACACGTCTGGGCGCTGGACGATGTACTCCTCGCTGTTCGGCTCCTTCTGCTTGCCGAGAACGACGCGGTCCGCGTCCAAGCCATCGACGCTGAGCGCCGAACCTACCGTGTTGATGTTCCCGCGGCTCGTGTGGAAGAACGGATTTGCGTCGCTCAGCGTCGGGCCTAGGCCGCCATTCGCGTTGATGAGCAGGTACAGCGACACCTCGAGCGTCAGCCCGGCGGCCCGACCGAAACGCGCGGCGAGGTCACCGAGCGCCACCATATCGTCGTTGATGATCGCCTGCCGCGTGAGGGAGATAATGTTGCCCCGGGTCTCAGTCTGGACGACGATCTTCTGGCCGTCAGGGATGGGTTTGGTGCGGAACTCTCCGTTCTCGTTCAGGACGTCGAGAACCCCGAACGCGCCCTGCCGGTAACGCGGCGAGTCGCGGAAGTCGGAGACCGTCGTGGTCTCCGCGATGAACCTCCAGGTGTCGTCGGCCGTCACGTATGAAGCCAGCAGGATCTTCCCGAGTGCCTGCTCGAACAACACCGGGAAGGTGTCGGTCCCCTGGTAGGGACCGTCCCGGAACTGAAGGGCGCGCCCGACCAGCGCCATCTGATCGAGACCGGAGGTCGAAACCCTGTTCCGCTCGAGAAGCCCGCGCGCCATCTCTGCGAGCCGCATCCCACGCGCCGGGCCTGGATCCGTCTGGACATCCCGCAGCAAGTGGCCAACGCGCTCGTTCTTTTTCGCCTTCTCGACCTCCGCCGTCCGCCCGGCCTTGGCGATGAGCCACGCCACCTCAAACCCTCTCCGCTTGTCCCGCTCATCCACCACCACCTGCACCCCGCCGCCGGCCGGCACCTGGCTAGGGCCGGCCCGCTCGCTCCGCTCGGCCAGCTTGTCGAGCACCGCCTCCCGCGCCTCATCCACCGTCTTACCGGTGTTGACCAGCTCGTCGGCCAGCGCCTCGTCGAGGCCAGCCCGGCGCACCACCACCCGGATGCCGGCCGACCGCTTCCGCTCGGCTTCGACTGCCGCCTTGCGCTGGGCCTCATGCTCCGCCTGCCGCTTCGCCTCGGCCGCCTTGATCTCTTCCTCGGTCACCTGGACCTCCAGTTGCTGCGGCTCGTCGCCGCGGGTGAGAAACTCGCAATCGTTCAGCTCGACGCCGGGCGCTGCCGCCCGGAAGCCGGCGCCGTCGTCAGCGCCCATGGCCGCGGCGGAAACCTCATAGGGCTCCCAGTCCGTTGCCCGCATGACGGGAATCTTATCCGCGCCATCCTCCACCTTCTCCAACTTATGGACGCGGTACCCCACGCTGACGTTCTGAACGATGCCCGCCCGAACCTTCTCAAAGAGCCTGTCGGCCCGCTCGTCCACTCCAGCCGGAGAAAACCGAACGCGCGCCGTCCCCTTCTTGCCGGCGAGCTTCGCCGAACCGGACACGACCACTCCCATGACGTCCGCCGCCGCGCTGTCGCCTCGATGTCCGTCAAGCAGGGGGGCGCCGTTGTTCAGCCGCCTCAAGCGAACGTGGCGCGGGTCGAGGGACAACTCCTCCCAAAAACGATCCCAGAACCCGCGGAGTACCCGCGCCCCGGTAGTCCAGACGACGTCCACCTCGCGGGCCTCGACGTCGATGCTCGCCGGCTCGATTTCCGCCCGAAGGCGCAGCGCAGGGATCTGAATTTTACTGGCCATCACCTTCACCCGTACCACCGGAATCCGCCCTCGTCAAACCCGCCTGAGCCTGGGCGTTGCCGGCCTGAGAGGTCCGCCGCGGGTCGCAGTCCAGGACGATGCCCTGCCGGTCCAGCTCGGTCAGGTCGTCGGCGTAAGCCTGCCAATGCCGCCGCGGGTCGCGTCCTTGCTCGCGCACGACGTCGCTCGGGGTCAGAACCCCGGCCCGGACAAGCCGCTGGTACGCCAGCCCCTCGCGGTCCGGCTCGAGCATTGGAACGGCCGGAGTAGTCCATTCAGCATCCGGGACGCTGTCAACAAGCCCGGCAATTTCCGCCGCCCCCATCGCCCACCCCCACACCCCGGCGCAGAGCTGAGGAATCAGCATGTTGTGCTGGTAGTCGTAGACGCTGGCCCAATGCGCGAGCCGCGCCATGCGCGCGCTCGAGTAGGTGGCAGAGCGGTAGTCTCCAGTCAGGTCTTCGTAAGTGCACCCCAGGGCGGCGGCGATTTTTCGGAGCTGCCGAGACGAGAACTCGCTCGGGGCCGCCGCGGGCGGCGTGCCAAACTTGACGTCCCGGCCCGGCGGCAGACGCGAAATCATGCCGGGCTCGAACCGCTCGACCATCGGGTCCTGCGCATCCTGTACCCCAAGAGGCGCCCCCGCGCCGTCCGCATCCGTGACGAACGCGGCGAAGCAGGCGGCAATCTTCGCCGCGACCAACTCAGCATCCTCGTACGCGTCGAGCTCCTTCAGAGGGACAATGGCCGCCCCGTACCAGCTCAACCCGCGGACCTGGCCAGGTCGGTCCAGATAGTAGACGTGCAGGACTTCCGAGGCGGGCACCGGGCGGGACACCCCCGCCCCGCCCCGAGCGAGCGGCGCCGAGCTCCCAGGGTGCTGAGGGAAAAGCCAGTAGGCCGTCCGCCGGCCAACCTGGTCGAACTCCACCCCCTGGATAATCGGTCCTCCCGACGGACCCGCGACGCCGTCCTTAGAGGTGTCCAGGTAGTCCGCCTCGAGCACCTGGAGCTGCAGCGGGAGGGACAGCCCGTCTTCCGCCCGCCGCGGCCGGCGCCGGACGAGGACCTCACCGTCCGTAGCCAGCGATCTCATCACCAGGTGCTGCAGCCCGGCGAAGGTCGTCCTCGAGTCAGCGTCGCACTGCGTGCTGTCCGCCCACCTCTTCCAGAGCTCCGCTGCCCTGTCGGCCGCCGGACCCTGGGGGTGGGGCACAATCCCCCAGCCCGCAGCGTGGTCCGCCAGGACGCGCTGCGCCCGGCGAGCCCACCCATTGTTCCTCACAAGATCCCGAGCGTGCAGGCGCAGCTCCACCAGCGCCCGAGCAGACACCGTGTTGGCGTCGCCGCGGTCCCGCGCCCAGCCCTGCGTTCGTCGCCCGCCCTGCGCCGCCTCGTAGTGGCGAAGCGCCAGCCGGGCCCGCGCCCGCGCCAGCGTCCACCGCGGGGCGAAGAAAGCGGTCAGCCGGTCCAGGCCGTGAAGCGTCATCAAAACCCCTTCGAGGAGGTCGCGAGCTTCACCGCCGAAGTGCCGCCCACCTGGAACGTCATCGACGCCAAGAGATCCCGCATTTCGCTGAGGGACTGGTAGACAATCCTCCGCCGGGGAGGACCCTGGTACTCGACCTCCAGGACGCCGCTTCTCACGGCCGCCTTGAGCTCGTTGATGTCCGCCTGAGTCCAGATGTCCATATCCCAGAGATACCCGCGAGCGGACCCGGCGTCAACGCCCCCCACCTAGCCACCCGCCGCCCCCACGACCGTTCCTGCGGTCTCCCAGCCAGCCCCCAGCGGCGGGGTGGGGGCGGGGTGGAGGTGGAGATACTGCCGGCGTCACCTGGGCGAGCGGTACCTTCCCCTCGGCCGTCGTCACCGGTGCCCACCGGTCCAATCCCAAGGACGCCGCCGCCGCGCGGGCGTAGACCCGGCAGTCCAGGAAGTGATTCTGCCGCTGAGGCAGGAGCACCCACACCTGTTGCGCGAACCCCCGCCTGTTCTTCACGGTCACCATCTGCTCGGCGGTGAGTTCCCTGAAAAAGTCCTCTCCGTACTCAGGAAAGTGACAGTAGCCCGGACCTGGCTCCTTGCGCCGGAGCAAACCGTAAACCTCTGCCTTGACCACGGAACTCCCCACTGTCCAGACCTTGTACCCCCTCGAGAGCCGCCGTCCGCCTACCGTCACGTCCACCGGCGAAGGCACCCCCAGGATCCACTTCTGGGCATCGGCCCCCTTTACCGCGATGACGCGTGACATCCCCCAGCCCCGCGCCCAACAATAGACGGTATTTGTGGCGTACCCAGAATCCACAGCGAGCCGCGCAATTTGCATCTGTCCGCCGGCCTCGGTTGGCCAGGAGCGAAGCAGAAGCGCGTCCACCTCCTTCCACACCGCGGGCTCGTCCGCCTTGCCCGGGAACACGCCCGACTCGACGGACCAACTCTCCTTGTCCCGCGCCCACCCCACGACCTCGTAGGAAAGGCGGTCCGAGTGCACGTCCACGCCGGCCGTCAGGAACTCCACCCGCTCGGACACAACCTTGTAGGTTTCCCGCCGAGCATGCAGGAGCTGCCAGTCCGGGGCCTCCCCCCGTTCCTTCCAGGTCTGCCCGAGTACGGTGTTGACAAACGTCTTCAATTTTTCGACGTCGTCCTTAGCCGCGAGAAATTCCCGAGCGATATCACCCCAGGCCGCGTTTGCGGCGTAAGAGTACGCCGCCCAAATGTGGAACGACGCGTGTATTTTCTCGGTGTGCTGGCTCGGATTTCCTGCGCGCCACTCCCCGCGCTCGACCATCCATCGCTTGTCCTTGTGCTCGATGACGCACCCGGATATCCCGCATTCAAAAAAGGCATCCTCTGGCTTGCCTTCCGGCCAGCGCATGACGTGCCCGGTGAGCGGCGTCTCGCCGTCCTCACGCGTCGTCTCGCGTGAGAATACGAGCGGGGCCATGTGTCCGCACTGAGGGCACGGGACGAAGTAGCGACGCTGGTCGCCCTCGAGGTAAAGGCTCTCGATACGCGAGGTGCCGCGCACCAGGGGGGTGGAGCCGCATACGATTTTTCGGTCGTGGAAAGTCATCGTCCGCTTGATGCCGAGCTCGACCGGATCGCCTTCGCTTCCCGCCGACGGCGGGTAGGCATCCACCTCATCGAAAAGCACGAGTTTGCGAGAGACACGCCGCAAGCCCGTCCCCGAGTTGGCACCCACGAGCGAGAGCACTCCACCCGGAAAAACTTTGTGCAGGATAGTGTTCGCCGAGCCCTTCGGTCCGACGTCCTCAGCTTCGTCTCGGAACGCGATCTCCGCCAGCTCGGGGACGTCGCGCAACATGGGCGCGATCTCCTCCTTGCTGTACCCGCGTGCGTCATCCACTGTCGGCTGCACCACCAGCACAGCGGCGGGCGAATGGTGCATGTGGTAGGCCGCCGCTGCGTTCAACATCTTCGTGTAACCAACCCGCGCTGATTTCATCCACGTTACCCGCTCTACCCGCGGGTCGGTCATGCAATCCATTGGCTCGCGCTGGTAGGGGAGAGTCGTCCACCGGCCCGCCGCTGCCGAGCTCTCGGCGGACAAGCGGAAGTACCGGTCCGCCCACTCGGACAGAGACAGCTTGGGTGGCGGGCGCCAGGCCTCCATGCTCTCCCGGACGACGTCCTCCGGGCTGGCGTAGACAATGTCAGTCTTCACCGGGACCTCGGGTTAGGAGGTAGGTTGCCGTCCTTACCCAGGGGATTGCGCAGCGCGGGGTCCGGCGGAGGCAAACGAAAACCGCTCGCCTCCGGTAGAGCGCGGAGATCCGTCTGAACGCGGAACTCTGCGTCTATAGAGCTGCGCTGAACCTGGTGCGGCCACCGGTAGTAGAGGCCTGCCACCAGCCGCCCAAAGAAGCCGTAGACGCGCCACCCCAGTGCCAACGACCACCACCCGAACGACGTCGGAACCCCCGGCTTCATGCCTCAGCGCCTCCTTCGTCTTCCCCCACTCCGGCCGCCGGCCCCAGGTCCGCCAGCACCGAGCTGTCCGCGAGGTCCTCGAGCGCCTCCCTTACCAGCCGCTCGACCAGCTCGGCGTCCGCCGCGGAGAGGTGTGGTAGCTCCTGGCGCAGCCTGGGCGGAAGGCCCAAGAGCTTCGTCCGACAGGCCCGGAACGCCCCTTCCAGGACTTGGCGGACGCGAGCGCGCTCGACCAGGCCGCCGGCACGGGTCACGACATCCATTCGCGCCTTCTCTGCCCGGTAGTATTTTTCCTTGGCCGCGGAAACGGCCAGCGGTGGAATTCCAATAGGATTTTCCTCCCCCCCAATTTCCGCACCGGCAATTTCCTGTTCCGGCAATTTCTTGGGGCGCCCCCCCTTGCTGGCAATCTCCGCAGCTACCCGATCCGCGTTTTCACGAACGTAGGCCGGTGCCCTAGAACGATCGACCTTTTCCAACCAGTCCTTGGCGGCAGCGTCCCCGTCGGTCACCTCGACCTTTCCGCCTTCGTGGCGGACACCGGAGGTAATAGTCCCGGCCAGCACCAGCCGTCGGAGCGCTACGTGCGAGGTGCCCAGCCGCTTCGCCAGGTCGCGCAGGCTGCAGGGAGTGCCCATGTTCCGTCTGTACCACGTCCGTGGTACAGACGGAACAGCTAGTACTTTCAAGGGGTTAGCGCGCCACACCCGGAAAACCTACATGTAGGCGTGGATTACAGAAACACTGAAATCCACCTCCAGCTAGACGGAAACCGCGCTCTTCGCACC